TGGTTTACACTAGCTGTAATATATTGGAATCCAGCGGCTCCGATTGCATTAGCAATTGCATTACCTGTTGTAACAGGACTTGTTACAGCAGTAATTCCAGATATATTAATTAAATTACTTTCGCTAGCCAACGCACTGGCAGCACCTGGTAACGTCTCTTTCATAGCAAACGATATAGAGCCACTAGTTGGTAATATGTTTAGCGTAATGCTAGTTGCACCAACAGCTTGACGTGCATATACTAAGAATTGAACTGCACTTGTTGTAGGATCTTGGAAGTATCTTACATAAACTGTTCCTAGTGCTAGATTAATACCACCGCCAGTTGGATCTAAACTATACAATGCTGTATGGTTGTCTGGATATAGATTAGAACTAATCTGTGCCCATGCTTTTGTAGAAGCACTATATTTCTTAACAACCCAGTTTGCTCCTAAGTTAGGATATGTTGTCTTAATCCATACACTACCGCTAGGTGTTCCGCTTGGATTTGCTGTTGAAGCTTGCCACTGTGGAACTTGTGTGTGCGGGCTTAATTGTAATTCTAAATCAATATAACTGATACCCATTGCTACAGGAGAACCTAAACTACCAGTTAAAGAACTTGCGCTTAGTGTCCATAAACTGCCTGATCCGCCTGTGATAGTAGCTGAGTTAGCGCCGCTATTCCAAGTAACAGTTTCGCCTACCATAATACTGCCGCCAATTACGCTACCTACGATATGTAATTGGTTGCCGGAAGCCGGAACACCAGCCGCTGTAAATGTTAGCCCAGATGGTGTGCCACCTACTGTTGTAATAGCACTTCCGTTTGATACAGCAGATAGTGTAAACGTTGTTGAACCGTTAGTTGCAATAACATAATAAGTTTTTGGATTTGTATATCCTGTAATACTCGGTGCTTGTAGACTAAATGTATATCCTACAAATAAACCGTTAGTTGTTGTTACTGCCGCACCACCAAAACTTGTTGACAATGTAAATGTAGTTGTGCCGTTAGTTGCAGTAATGTAATAAGTTGTAGGATTACTATAACCTGTAATTGAACCTGAACCAGCAACTACACCAGCTGTTATTGGACCAACTGTTGTTGTTATTGCATTGCCGCTTAATGTAGACGATAATGTAAATGTAGTTGTTCCATTAGTTGCTGTAATGTAATAAGTAGCTGGGCTTGAATATCCGCTGATTGTTGCGGCACCAGCTACAATAGTAGCGCCTGTCAATGTTCCAGCAGTAGTTGTGATTGAAGGACCGCCACTAGTTGCTGACAATTGGAATGTTGTTGTTCCGTTTGTAGCAATAATATAATAAGTTGTTGGGTTACTGTAGCCTGTAATTGTTACACCACTTAATGTTCCACTAATTGTAATTGTTTGACCAATTTGCAATGTAGTAGCAGAAGCAGATCCCATTGTAAAGTTACCACCAGTAGCAACTGTTACAGACCCTGATAGTGTAGTAGATGTGTTATTACCTGTGAATGTAACTGGTTGTCCAACTGCTAAAGTTGTAGATGAACAGCTAAATGTTCCAGTTAGGCCTGTAGACAATACATTGCTTAGGGTAGACGTTGATGCAGTTCCAGACAACACAATTTGTTGTCCAACTTGGAAAGAACCACTTGGAACCGTAAAGGTTCCTGCTGTGCTAGATGCAGTTACTGATGTAACTGGAGTATTTGAATTACTAATTGTTCCGCTGATTGTAATTTGTTGACCTACTGCAAATGTCGACGCAGATGAAGTAAATGTTCCAGCATTACCTGTAATAGCTACACTTGATAAAATAGCTGGAGAAGGGTTATTGTCAATATAACCATTGAATGTTAATGTTTGATCACCTGACCATGCTGTTGTGCCTAATTCATTCCAAACGCCATTTGACTTATTCCAAATTGTAACGTCGGTTGTAACTGCTACAACTGCAAAATCACCGTTAGAACCAACTGAAGGTAAAATACCTGTAAAACTCAATACTGTAGTTCCGCTTAGGGTAACGCCTGCCAGCAATGTGTAATCTGTAATAACTCTAGGGATTGCATTAACAAACTGTTGTGTAGTATTATTCCATACAAAAATACCGTAGTTAGTATCTGCAGTATCTACCCAGAATGTGCCATCAACTGGTGCACCAGCTGGAGCAGATGGAGTTGCTTTAAGTTGGCTTGTGTCAATATCTGCACGAACTACATAAGCACGATTGCTAACACCTAAGTAACTGTAAGCGGCTTGCAATCCATATTCGTTTAACTCGCCAGCGTGAACTGGGTTGTTTTCTGCATCAGTTTGGAAATAAGGAATACCAAAGTTGTCTGATAAATCTTTTTGGCTTGTTAACAAATATACTTGTCCAGCGTTAGATTTTAATGTTCCCGGTGCAATGCCAGTGCCTGCTCCATTTTGTTTATTTTCCTGTGAAGCAACAACGATAAGGGGAACTGTTCCCGGAGCAGCCGGAGTATAAAAACTCTCGTCTACAACTGTTACTGCAACGCCTGGTGAATTAAGTGTAGCCATTTATGTAATCTCCATGAATACGATTTCTAATTGTATTTATAGGATTTTGGCTTTTTGCTGTGCATATCAGCTAAGAAAAGGTTCTAAAAAGGCTTAAATATTTACATGAGACCACTATGTTCATGCGGATTAAGACCGGTTGCTGTTAATTATTACAAAAACGGCAAGCCATATTATCGACGCCATTGCGGTGCTTGTGATCGAGGAGTTAAACTACCTCGTTGGGTTACTAGCGGATATAAACCAAAGAGTTCTTGTGATAAGTGCGGATTTAGATCACCTCATGCAGAGGTGTTTAATGTCTTTCATGTAGACGGTGATTTAAACAATTGTCGTCATACTAATCTCAAGACTGTGTGTGCAAATTGTCAACGAGTCCTTCATAAAGAGGGAGTTCGTTGGAAGCAGGGCGACCTAGTGCCTGATTTATAACACTCTTAATTTGATTATACAAGTCGTCAATAGTTTCATTATTATCCAATACGTAGTCAAATTTGGTGCCAACCCAAGCAGTTTCGCTAGCATGAATACCTAGTTTTTGCATACGATTTTTAGCCAGCATCCAATTCATACAATGTTCGCCGGCATTCATATCTGCGGCGTCTCGATACCATTCAGGCTCGGGCCCACGTTTTACACGAATAACAATCCCGCCAGCATCTTTAATTGATTTAATCTCGTTAGGAAAACGGCAGTCACTAATGACTATGTCATCTTTTGAGTTGCGTAGTTTATTCTCTAAGCTAGCAATCCACATGTCATCGTGGAAGCCATTACGACAAACTTCAGTGCCCCAGTGTTGTAGCACCCAACGTGGTGTTAAATGTGGCATGTTTAAGCGTTCTGCCCACCAAGGATCTACTTGTTCGCGCCAATCACGGGCTTGTTTTGTGCGGCCTTCTAGCATAGTTCTATCCCACCCAAACACCATGCTGACAGCATCTTTTAAACTGTTGGCAAAACTTTCACGCCTAAAACCGTGAAAATTAGTCAAATAATCGGCAATAGTATCTTTGCCGGAACCGATAAACCCACACACACCTATGATCATAGAACCCCCTGGATATGACATAGTATATAACAGTTTTGTTACAAGGTCAAGAAATTTTTAGCCAATATAGGTTTGCACTACTAGCTTGTTGATTTATAATATATTCAGTCAACAATAAACTTGTAACAATATACGAATTTAATAATGTTAAATTTAATGAAGTTGTTGCTGTTATATAGATTCTATCACCATCGACAAATAAATTAAAATCTAACCCTGGCGTTGCTTTGAGAAAACTTGCTACTACAGAGACTAATGCAGAAGTATTAATAAGAGTTCCGTTTATAACTACAACATTGGGAGTATCTACTAATATAAATTCATCGTTTTCTTTTGAAAACACAGAATTGGTAATTACATCAGTAGTATCTGGCAATCTTATTGTTAAGAAATTTCCGGGTCCAAGATATACACCAAAAAAGTTATCTAAACATTTGTTGTTTAATAGCACCGGGCCAAGAGTTTCTAAAGTTTCAAATATAGGTTGGTTATCAAAACCATTTTGCATATTATGTGTAATATTTTTTAATTGTAAAATATTTTTTACATTATTTCCAATGTCGACAACAAAATAATGTGTTGCACAATATTTTATAACTGGTAAAATATAAGAAGCTGGACTAAAACCTAAATGAAATCCAGTAGTATGTAAACAAGAATCATTTTCTTTTAAATTATAAAGTTTTGCATTTCTTTCTAGTAAGTCATATACATATTGATGGCTATGCTCTATTATTTTAGGAATGCCATCTGTCATCCTATAAAATAATTTTGATTCAGGAGTTGCTAAAAATACATCTGCATGTTCGTCTGGTCTAGTAAGCGGGGATCTATAAAAACTATAAACACCAACATGAATAGAATCTATATTATAAGGTCCTAAATTCTTAGCTAATGTTCCGTAAGGCCAGACGATTACGTGATCAATTTTTCCATATCCGTTTAGTTTGTTTACTAAACTCTCAGAATTATTTGCATTGATTCTATCTAAAAATACAAAACCCATACCTAATTCCGAGCAGGCAATAAACCAAACTAAAAAATGAGGCCAGGCATTTTCACATAACAATACTTTTTGCCCTGCTTGAGCGTTTCTTTCATTAATTAAGTATGTCTTAGCGCAGTCGATATCAACAGTAATTTCATTGTAAGATTTTATAACTTTTTGTATTGACCCGTCAGCATGTGTTATTGAACTTTCAATAGTTAAATTTGGATTTAATATCTCTCTAGTAATTGCTGACATATTATTATCCTAATACAAACGTATATGGTATACCGCCTGCTTCTAAGTTTTGTAAATCTTTAGTAAGCTGTGTCATTTCTTCTTTACTTTCTGCTATCAATGCAGTTCCGTTAAGGGTAATAGGCGATCCTGGACCAGCAATTGATCCAAATTTGCTACGTGCTTGTCCTAGTATTTGTTTGGCTACTGCAAGTGCATAATCCCTTAACCATTGCTTTGCATAAATGTCTTGCAATAACACCCAGTCAGGACGATAGTTGTAGGTTCTTAGCAATACTTGTTCGCCCTGGGCAAATGGTCTTTGTAGGATATCTAAAATGTGACTTGTTCTTTTCCAGTTATATTCAATATAACTACCAAACATACGTCCTACTAGCTTTTGATAGCCGGCAAACATCTCATAAGTTGCCAATCCGCCCATCATACTACCAGACATCATGTATGTGTTAGTGTAGGCCAAGTTAAACGGCTCGAATAGTGTTCCGCCTGCGCCTAGGCCACTTCTAGAACCAATAGCTCTACGAAATACTTCGCGGACTTCAATAATTTCATCCGGTAAACGATATTCGTTTTGATCTTGTATAAGCTCTAAAAAGCTGTAACTTTCCTCAACAGCGTTTGAGCTTTTTTGACGATAAAGTGTAAGAGCTCTATCTAGTGCTAACTCGTAGTGCGCAGGATCTAATTCTACATCAATCATACCGTCGCCAAGCATGGTCTTTATGTAGGCAAAGACTGCATTTCGTTCGGTTGTAGAATCAGTAGTATTGTTTGTAGGTAGCGAATCAGCCATTTTTTACTCTCCTAGTATATTTAGCTTACGATAAATATCATATGCCAAGACTATCTTTATACAAGCCGGAATACGGGCTCGATTACAACTTTATAGATCGCCAAGTTAGCGAAATGTTCCAGGCGGGCGGAACTGATGTATATCTACACAAATATCTAGGTGCTAATACAGCCCAGGCAAATGCCACCGCTGATCAGCCTAACTACGCACAAACTTCTATTACAAACATTCAAGACTTACTACTTTTAGAAAATCGTGATAGAACTTACGATACGCAAGTATATAGAATTAGAGGTTTGTATAATGTTCAGCAAAGTGAATTTAGTCTAAGTCAATTTGGATTGTTTATTGATAACGACACTATATTTTTAGAAATTCATATTAACGATTTTATCAAGTATATTGGACGCAAGCCTATCAACGGTGATGTTATAGAACTTCCGCATTTGCGAGATGATTTTGCACTTAATAATCTCAGCTTTGCTTTGCCTAGATACTATGTAGTCGATGATGTAGGCCGTTCATCAGGCGGTTTTAGTGTAACTTGGCAGCCACATTTGTATAGATTACGTTGCAAGAAAGTCACTGACAGTCAACAATTTGCCAGCATCTTTAACCAACCAGCTACTGATGCTAATGGAGATCCAGTAGAAAATACTACACTATTAGATATTCTAAGCACACAAAATACAGCATTATCTATCAATGATGCTGTTGTAAATCAAGCAGAAGCTGATGCCGCAAAAAGCGGTTATGAAACTAGACAGTTTTATACACTTGCTGTTGATCCTAATACCGGCAAACCAGTTTTAGAAACTGCCGATCAATCAACATTAGATGCTAGCAATGCCAGCAACATCAATGCTGCCGCAGTAAATGGTGTGCCTGTTAGAACAGGATATACTGGATACCTAGTAGGTGATGGCTTTCCGGTTAACGGATATGCGTTTGGATTTGGAATACAATTTCCAAACAATCCGGCAGACAATGATTTTTATCTAAGAGTGGACTTTTTACCAAACAGATTATTTAGATATGATACTCAAGTCAACGGATGGGTAGTTGTTGAAGATGCAGTGCGTATGAATATGACAAACAATGACACAAGATCTACTCTTAAAACTAGCTTTATTAATAATAGCGATTACATTTATAATGATTCAGTTGCTGTTGATTATATTGAATTAACTGTTGGGCAAACACAAATTAATACCAGCGTCTCATATCAAACTGGTTTGTATGTAGTATTGAAATATCAAACAACAATACTTGCCTATGTTGTTGCAGACCATCCAGCTACTTCATCTCCTGCTTATCCAGGTATATTAGTTAACAACTCTGGTCATTTACAAATAAATCTTCCAAAAATACCAGATGTAAATAATAATCCAGTCCAACAGACAATCCCTTATGCAGGGCAATGGACTATCAATATATGCAACAACAGAGAAGCTCAGAGACAAAGTTTGTCAACAGCTCTTAGACCTAAGGCGGATTTTTAATGCAATTCTTTTATGATGGACAGATTAGACGTTACTTGACACAGACAATTCGTGTGTTAAGTAATTTTGTAGTCAAATACGGAGACGGGACACTAGTTCGTGTCCCGGTAATGTATGGTGATAGCGATCGTCAGGTTGGATCTATTATTAGTCAAAACTCAGCTAACGCCGTGGCATCGGTTCCCCGTATTGCAGTTTATATTTCTGGATTAGATATTGACCATAGTAGACTAGGTGATGCATCTTATGTTGGTAAACTAAACTTTAGAGAAAGAGACATACAAGTTGATAACGGCCAGCAAACCTACAATCAAGCTCAAGGTAAAAATTATACTATTGAAAGATTGATGCCAACACCATTTAAGTTAACCATGAAGTGCGATATCTGGAGTTCTAGCACAGAACAAAAACTACAGATTCTAGAACAAATTATGGTGCTGTTCAATCCTAGTTTAGAAATACAAACAACTGACAACTATATTGATTGGACAAGTTTAAGTGTTTTAAATTTAAGTTCAGTAAATTGGAGTAGCAGACAAGTTCCAGTAGGCACAGAGAATCCAATTGATATTGCTACTCTTACATTTGACAGTCCTATATGGATCAGTCCTCCAGTTAAAGTTAAACATCTTGGTGTTATTACTAAGATTATTACCAGCATCTACAATAACTATCAAACAGATTCTGATAGCTATGTTCAAGGGCTAGGAGAACCATTAACTACTGGAACATCTTTCTTATCAGATTTACTAAGCCAAGAAGTTACTACTGTATCAGATTATATTATCCAAATATACAATGGCGAAGCTATACTGCTGACCAGTAACGAAGGATATACCCCTCGAGAACCTAATTTAGATATACCTACTAGAGGCGGGTCTGCCGCTATCAATTGGCATGATTTATTTGACAGATATCCAGGAAAATACATAGCTGGATCAAGCATGCTGTATTTGACTCAGCCTAATGGAACCGAAGTAGTAGGCACATTTGCTATTAATCCGTTAGATTCGACTAGATTAAATGTAACATACTTTGCAGATACCCTTGTTCCTAATACTGGCATTGACAGCAATGGCTATTTAGATACTAATCAAAACTACAATGCGGCTGCTAGCTATCGCCCATCTAGCCCTGGAACATTTGATGCTATTGTAAACCCGCAAACTTATAATCCAGGAACACCTAGTGTCGGTTTAAGATTGTTAATAATTGAAGATATAGGAAGTGCAGGGCATACTACAGAAGCATGGGGATCATTAGTTGCAAAGGCTAACGATATTATAGAGTGGACTGGTAGCCAATGGCATGTAATATTTGATTACACTCAATTCTCAGATACCATGGTATGGCAGACGAATATATACACAGGAGTTCAATACCTTTGGAATGGTGTCCAATGGGTCAAGAGTTTCGAAGGTGAGTATACGTCAAGCCAATGGAGAATCGTTCTTTAACTGATAAAATCGTCTGTAGTGGTGCATTAATCTATGCTAAAACTACTGGTAGATTCTTGCTACTTCAAAAATCACGAGGTAAGCATAGTGGCACTTGGGGATTAGTAGGTGGCACTAATGTTGAAGGGGAAACTCCCTGGCAGGGGCTACAGCGTGAAATCACAGAAGAGATTGGCGCACATCCTAAGATAATTAAAACAATTCCTTTAGAAACTTTTGTATCGAACGACAAAGTTTTTAATTTTCACACTTATCTATGTGTAATAGAAAATGAATTTGTGCCAATTCTTAGTGATGAACACCAAGGTTGGGCATGGTCAACGATTGACTACACACCAAAACCATTACATCAAGGCCTACGTAACAGTTTCTCAAATCGTATTGTTAAAACTAAAATTAAAACAATATTTGATCTATTAGATCTTATCTAGTAGAATAGGTAAAATTAATAATAACACGACGATCAACATCGTCTGGGGTAGCACTTGCGTGATAATGTCCGCCATCAAAGGTCAGTAATGTATTACGTTTAGGAACAACCTTGTGTATAATAGTTTCACGTCCTAAGAAATTATCTTTAAAATATCCAAAACTAGCTTGTGGGAAATCATCCCACTTAGATTGATCTGTATCAAATGGAAATTTTTCTTTATAGATAACCGTAGGGCTGTTAGTATCATTGAGATATATGATACCAACATTGTGTTGCCATGGCAAATCAATGTGTGGGTCATTGGTATATTGACCAAAAGTCCTAGGCTGGTTAACTACTCTTACTCTAAATATTTCTTTAATGCGCTCGCCTGTTTTATCAATCGCATCGTATAACAACGGTTCTAAAAATTCACCAAACTGTGTGCATGGTCTGCCGTTGGCAATAGGGTAATGAGTTAAATTAAACGGGTGAACATTATTAGTATTAAGTCTGCCAAACGGATATGTTATAGCACTCCAGTGCCAATCAAATTCAAATCCTAATACCTTATCGCATAATAAATCGAATACTGATTCAGACAGTATGTTATCATATATTTTCATTTTTGTTCCTTGATATAGTTGATCCATTTTTTATGATCAACAGCTAAATTTTGATAATTATGTTTTAATTCTCGTATGCGTTTAGAAGCATGTCCAGCATGCTCATATAAATGTCTTGCAGTTAACGTGTCCCAAATTCCTTCTAGGTTCTTATAATGGTTATTATAATAAGCAACAATATTATAGTCGGCCGCTTCGAACATAAAACTTCCTGTTCCTGCAAAGTGATCTTTGGTTAAATATCCACCTTCAGCAATTAATATTTCCATGTCTTTTATGTAGTCTGGAACATTGTTTGACATGTATTTCCAGAAATCAGAATCCTGTCGGCCAGTATGATAGAACCAACGAATATACCTAAAGCTGTCTTCTAGCAAAAAATTCATACGGTCATTATAACTTTTTTGATTAAATTGTGTATGACGACCAGAATACAATCTAGTTATCATATCCAGTTGTATCCATGTATGATGCAAATTTGTTGCCTCGAGAGGCTCAACAAAGCTACTAGCTAGGCCAATACACACGCAATTTCCTACCCATTCTTGTTTATAATATCCAGTTGAAAATTTTAATACTCGATCGCTTGCTAGCTCGACCCCGTGAGTTTTTATTAACCATTTATTGAATTCTTGTTTAGCTTCTTCATCTGAAGTAAATTCGCTACAGTATGTATACCCTGTTCCTCGTCTATTTGACAAAGGAACATCTAATATCCAACCATTTTTAGATGCTTCTGCTGTAGTATAGCAAGGAAGTGTGTCAAATTCTTTAAATATTGGGTTTGGTATTGTTCTGTTGGTCGGTAGGTATTTGCTAGTGTCAACCCATTCTGCTTTTAAATTTTTAAATAATACTCTTTCAAATCCGCTGGCATCAATGAACATATCTGCTGTAAATTGTCTGCCATCTTCTAATTGAATCGATTTTATAGAATTATTTTCAACATCAACTTGATTAACAACCCCATCTATAACCGTAAGCGCACTGCGATATCTATCCAATACAAATTTACTTAAAACAGTAGCATCAACATGTAATGCGTGTCTATAAGTAGTGTCGTCCGCCGATGGTAACGAATTATTCTTTATATAGTATGTGCTATAATTATAGCCGCCATCGTATTGACCATTAACTATATCATATGCATCAACTGCACAAAAATCGTATAATACTTGATCAACTTGTCCCCATGCTTCGTTATGTGGAAAACTGTGCCAGCCGACACTGTCTTCATCAGCCCACTTGGTAAATTTAAGTCCTAATTTAATTGTTGCGTTACAGTGTTTAATTAAATCATGTGTGGTTACTCCAACTGCCTTTAAATAATTATCAAAAATAGGAGTTAAACTTTCACCTACACCAATACCTGGTTTTTTGTGATCATAGATAAGTGTAATATCAGCAAGATCTCCCCAATAAGCTCTAAAATAGGTAGCAGCCATAACTCCAGCTGTGCCACCACCGACTACAATAATTTTAAATTTCATGTGTTATTCCTAATAACAGTTAGCATTTCTTTATGAGTTGAAGTATCTAACTGATCTATTCTGTTGCCATATTCTAGATCTTTAATTACAATATCAGCTTCTTGCTGAATGTGATATGGCAAAGATTTGAACTCTTCTAGTATACTATCTTTATCAAACCATTGCAACCCCTGAAGAACTAGTAAAAAATGGTGTGCTTTAAATAGTAGTTGTCGACTACTACCTTTAAAGTCATCTTCGATTGGTAATTTATCTTTCCAAATTTTTAAATTACGATCTAGCTCAGGTGGTAATTTTACTTCTGCAACTTTACGCCAAAATTCAGTATCTCTTCTTGGGCAAACAAAATGCAATAGAATAAAATCTCGTATATTATGCACAATATCAGTAAACATTTCATTATACCTATCTATAACAGATTCGTTATAATTTACTAATCGTTGAGAAAGCATAAAACTCTGTTGGATACTAGCTCCAATACTACTGGCTTCTAAAGGTTCTACAAAACTACTACTAAGTCCTATGGCGCAACAGTTCTTAATCCACGCTCTATCTAGGGCACCTGGATCAAACTTAATATGTTGTCCTACTTTAATTTTATGTCCTAAAAACTCCTCAACTTCTGCTTGAGCCTGTTCTGGAGTTAAAAATTCACTGTCATAAATGTAACCATTACCCCAACGACCGTATGTAGGAGTTCTAAATAGCCAACCATATTTCATTGCCTGTGACAAAGACCACATGTTGTAGTTGTCAGTATCTTCAGTTTGAAACACTAAGGCACTATTTGTTTTAAGATAGTCGCTATGACTTACCCATTTTGCACCTAATTTGCCAATTAGAAACTTTTTAAACCCTGTGCAATCTACATAGAAATCGTAAACGTAAGTAAATTCAGAACTGGTAATAGTGTCAATGCTACCATCGTCTGCTAAATTTATACTAGTAATTTCGTCATGGTGAATTGTTATACCTTTTTCTAATGCAATCTTTGTTAGAAATTCATTAAGTTTAAAAGTATTAAAATGATATTGTGCAACTGGTGTTTGATTATTATTTAAAAACCAATTTTGTATTTTATTTTCCCAGAAAATCTTTCCACTCATGCTTTTAGAATCAAGACCTTGACTAATTAATCTGCTGTAGACAAATGGATATTGATTTGCAATTAAACTGTAACCATCTTGTATGCTGTGCATGTAATCAGGAACTCCCCAATCTTTAAACACAATACCTATTTTAAAAGTTGCATCACATTCTTTAATCAATTCTGCGGTATTAATTCCAACGTAGGCCGCAAAAGTTTCCCAATGTTCAGTTGATCCTTCACCTACTCCAATAATACCAATACGTTTAGAACATATAATATCTATTTGTTTTTCAGGAAATGCTGTTTTTAAAATAAGAGCAGAAACTAACCCGGCTGTCCCGCTACCTACTACTGCAATTGTATCAGTTTTCATTTAAATGGACATCCTCCATTGACTGATTTTTCAAGTAATTCTCGTTTTAATGACGGTTTAAGAAATGTTTTAGCTCCAGTCGATACTTGAGTTTTCTTAATCCATTCTACTTCATCAATCACATGTGTTTTAATTTCAATTTTTTTATCAGTTAATGGAATCATATGTAATAATGGCATGCCAACATTCCAAATAAATTCTTGATTAACTGGAGGGATTTCAACGAAAGTATGTAGATGTAAACAATGTTGGCTATTAAAATCAATTACTCCGCCAGCTGACACTATCTTGTTAATCATAACAGGATCGTTATTTGTTGTCCACATAGGCTTTTGTAATAAAAACTTTGCTCCAGTTTTTTCTTCAATGTGCCAAGGGAATATCATTTTCATATGCATGTATCCGTTGAACCCATCCCATTGTCCGGGCCAATGTGTTTCTAGACTAAAAGGGCTGTCTGCACTAGTATAAGAATACCTTCCATCAGCAGTAATTATAATACTAGCATCTACCCACAACGGTGCAATAAAGCCTGTTTTAAAATAATCAATTACTCCCGGGCATCCTTTCATAGTCCCTTCTGGAACGTGATGAAGATGCCCACCTGGTATTTGTTTTTCATGTATACGATAAGTCGGTAAGTCTCGTATCCATTGAGGATAAAATCTAATCGCAGGCAAAATTGGAGCTGTTTTTGCTATCACTGGATCATAAGTAAAGCAATCTAATATCAGTGATGATTTTTTAAAAAAGAACATTAGACTATATCTCCAACAATAATCCATGCTACAGATATTCTTCTCGGAACGGTAGATTCGATATTCTTATGAGATTCATTTGAATTTAACAATATTCCAGTGTTTTCTTTATGCGGGAATGAAGCATTTTTAAATTCAGTTCCACCGTCTGCATCATTAACATAGTAAATTAATGTGTAATGATCTTGATTAGCGTGGTCAGTGTGCCAACCTATAGTCTGCCCTGCGGTATAAAAATTTAAAATACATCGATTTAGTCTTTTAAATTTAAACCACCGATTATTATACAACCAATTATCTAACACATAAGATAAACTATCTACTCCGGACCAGTCACTGTAATTTCTTTCAGCGTCAAACACTAATTTTGCAAAACATGCTTTATCAATATCATTATGATATCCGCCATTACCTGGAAAATGCCAGTCGACAAAAGGGCTTAATACTTGTTCTTTAGCCTTAACATGAAGCCAGGGTGTAGTAAATTCTGTAAAATGTTTTATCATGGATATCTTTTAAAATATATACTACCTCTGTGAGGTTTAAAATAAGAATAACCAAATTTATCTTCCCAATCAATCCATTTTTCAGTAAACCAAAGACCAATTGGTTTTTCAATCAAATCATTTCCTACAATACAGCCATTAACTTCAGCAACAGTATCTTCCCATCGTTTATTATTTTTTAACTTTTCAGCAGATGTCTTTGTAACTGTTTGCCAAAATTTTGTATCATGCACACTACCGCCGTGATAAACGTAATGATAAAAGTTTTCTAAATTTTGAGAAAGTGTTGTTAAATGATCATTAACTTTGTCAACACCTGGCATCACCCCAGTATAATAATCAAACACAGTTCTCAGGGCCATTTCATAAAAGAATCCAGATAATGCTTCTAGCGGTTCAAAAAATAATGCACGATTTCCGTTCTTTAAAATACGACCATCAAAAAAAGTTTTAGCAAAGTAAGGTTTAAACGGAAATTCTCTAAGATCTAATTTATCAGGAGTAGTATTAAAAATTTCAGCTATTTCTTCAACAGCTTCTTCACGGGTTGTAATTGTATCATTATACAAATATCCCCAGCCTTGACGTGTTTTAAGAGGAATACCAAACATCCAGCCATTACGTGTTGCCTGGTGAATTGTAGTATTCCAAGTTCCCGGTTCTGGTATCATATGGACCAACGCATGGTTAACCGGCATATTTTCAATTAGGTTATAATCAGAATAGTCTGTTGGATATCCACGGCAATCAATAATAAGGTCAAATTTTTCTTCAGAATTTTCTAAGTATACACTACCATATGCACCATTGTTTTTAACATCTAATACAGTGCCTTCTATAGTTTGAAACTTGTCTAACCATAATTCTTTAAATCTTTTAAAACAAAATTCTTTCATTTTAAAATTGTTAAAATGTAGCGCATAATCACCAGGCTGAATTACAGATTCAAAATCGTTTTCTCTCCAGCCCTTATATGTAACTCCAAATTTTGCAGTAGCATCTAGTTCGTTGGCAAATTCAGGTAAATTAAATCCGGTTCCTTGGAATAATATTTTTGGAAATCCAAATGTTGAACTTTCACCAATTCCTAAAATTTTAATCTTAGGATCGTATATAGATACTACAGTAGTATTTTCAGGAGCGTGTGCGAGCATATGACACAACGACATTAATCCAGCTGTTCCTACACCCACAACGGCTATTCTCATTCTTTTTCCTTAAAGTAATCGTAACCTAAATTATCTGCCCAGCGAATCCATAGATCCTTAGACCAGCGTCCAGTTTCGTCTGTGCTTATATTCAACTCTGGATGAGCTATTGCTTTTTTGATATTTAATAAAGTCATCCTCCAACGATGAGCAGATTTTACTCGTAATTTTTTAGTGCATTTTTCTTTGGTAATATTCCAAAATTTGCTATTAAAAGTGCTTCCGCCGTGATACAAAAAGTAGATAAAATTTTCTATATCGTTAGCAGTTCTTGATAAATTTTCGTTTAATACATCAACATTAGTTTGACCTGATACAAAATCATAAAAATATCTTAATGTAGTGTCATAGAAAAATCCAGCCATGCCTTCTGCTGGTTCAAAGAAAAACGCTCTGTTTCCATTCTTTAAAATGCGTCCATCAAAAAACGTGTTAGCATAATAGCTTTTAAAAGTAAATTCTTTAAGTGTAGGATTAGGATCAGCAAACAAACTCTGTATTTCACCAACTGCTTCTTCCCTAGTTGTTATCTTATCATTGTATAGATAGCCCCAGCCTTGACGTGTAGTCAATGGAATACCAAACATCCAGCCGTGTGTAGTAGCTTGATTAATACTGCTATTCCAAGTGCCTGGTTTTTCTATAATATTAACTAAACAATGATTAACTGTAAAATCATCCAATACTGTATAATCAGTTAGATCGGGAGGATACCCACGGCAATCAATAACATAATCAAAACTATAAGATCTGCCGTTAACAACTACTTCAGCATGTGATTTTTTGCTAACTGCTTTGTCTACCTTACCTTCTATTATACTAAACTTACTACCCCATTTTTCTTTAAACCGTTTAAAACAAAAATCTCTTAATTTAAAATTATTAAAATGTATGCCGTAAGCTGGAGCCTCCATTGGCATATCGAAATCAGTATCTCTCCATTTTTTGTAACTTGCTCCTAATTTAATAGTTGCATCAAGCTCATGAGCATCTATTAAAAAATTAAAATCGGCGCCTTCAAATAATGATTTAACAAAATTAGGTTGTGATGTTTCACCTATACCTAATATAGCCACAGAAGGATCATAAATTGAAGTAACTGTGCTGCCTTCAGGGCATATCCATTTTAATGTATGGCATAAAGACATTATGCCAGCAGTTCCTACACCTAATACAGCTATCTTCATACATTTCTCACAGTAATTAGTTTGTTAAATTCAGGTAAAAACAAATATTCAATATCTGAATTTTGTAAAGTCCATATAGCATCCTCTAATGTTTCAACTAACGGTTCACCACCTAGATTAAAACTAGTGTTGAACAATATAGGACAGCCTGTTTGATTATAAAATTCTTTTATTAAATTATAGTAATGATAATTTTGTTCTTCAGTAACAGTTTGTATGCGACAAGTTCCGTCTACATGGATAATGCTTGGGATAAGTTCTTCAATACCCGGTTGGCAGTTTACTGCATACATCATAAATGGACTATCTTTCATACCTCTTAAATCAAACCACTCGTTTACATGTTCTTGCAGAATACTGCCAGCAAAAGGTCTAAAATATTCTCGATGTTTAACGTTATTAACAAAATCTTTACCGTCTTTAAATCTAGGGTCAAATAATACTGACCTATTTCCTAGAGCTCGAGGACCATTTTCACTCGAACCTTGATATAGTGTTACAATATTTTTATTAGTTAATAACTTAACAATATCACTATAGGTAGCATCTGAAATCTCAACTCCGGCAGTTAACGCAATATCATTTACTTGATCTGTAGTATAATTATGCTTAGGGCCAAGATACAGGGTATCATGTTTGCCTATTTGTGTGCTCTGCGTCTGCTCATACCATACCATTAAAGCGGCACCTATTGCAGTTCCTGAGTCATTACTAATAGGTTCTACATATATTTCAATGCCATCATTTCTTAATTTATCGAGATAATAGTAATTAGCAACACAGTTTAAACCATAACCGCCAGAAATAACAACACGTCGCTTACCTGACAATGCTACTGCTTTGTAAATTAAATTTAACACTTGTTCTTGAGTTTGTGTTTGAACAGCATAGGCAAGATCTCTACGATTTTGCATTAGAGTAGGATCAGTGCCTTCTGCAGGTAGTTCTTTTAAACTTGCATAAGCACCAGCGTTGACTTTAGCACCGTTTGGATACGTAGGTAATATTACATTTCTGTTTGATAACGGCTCCATACTATCAGATTCAAATAATTTTGGAATAGTAGGGTTTGGTTTGCCGTATGGGAATAGTCCCATCGTTTTACCAGCTTCAATAGAATTCCATCCGCAATATTGTGTTACTGCTTCGTATGTTTTTGTAATCCCGGCACGATCTGTAAAAATTGCGTAATGAGTATCCCCTTCTTCGCCGATAAAGTCAGAAGGAGCTTGTGTAAACATTGTGCTAATTACATCTCTAGCACCGTAATGTTTAAATAATGTCTTAAAGTTAGCTGGGTATGAACAAGATAATATAGATTCAGTTTCCCACGTCATAGCTTCTGTGCCTTCAAGGGTCATAGGAATAAATGTTCCAGCGCCATCTACTACTAATGCAACTGCATCATCCCAACCTGATCGATAAAATGCGCAAGCCGCGTGTAATGCGTGATGTTTATATGATAAATCTATAACCTGTGGATGATTAAAAATATCTAGCTTACGATCAATTAATCCTAATTTCCTAGCAAGTCCTGTATACATATCATCGCCTGTAAAATCAATTCTACCAGCTGTCATTGATAATGCTTGAGTATGTGCAATTACAAGATAGTCTAAACGATCGGTATATTCTAAAATCTTTACCATACATGCAAGGGGGCCACCGTCATATTTTTGACGACTAAGACGTTCTTCCTCTAAAGAAAAAACAACTTCTCCATCTTTAAGTAGACATACACTTGCGTTATGTCCTCGGGTAATTCCTGCTATCCATGTTGTCATTATATTAGTTACCTTAAAATTAAATCTGCACCTTCGGAATCTCCGCCAATAGATCCCTTAAGAAATGTATTAAACGCAATGCTTATTCTTTGATTTTTACTTAGATTCTGCTTAACAAAATGGTAGCATTGCGATGGAAAAATTATAATAGAGTTATCTTCTACGGGAATATTCCATTCTATCGAATTAAACATTGTATATTCTTTGGATCTCATAGTTAAGAAAAACGGTGGAATCATTCTATTAAATGTAATAGTGGGCTGGCTATCTGAAGCATTTAGATAAAACACTCCTGATATAATACTATTATTATGATTATGTAGAGAATGTTGTTGGCTATGGCCAGTAACATTAATCCAAGAATTGGTTATATACAACTCCGCATCTACCATCATTATTTCATTTAAATAAATGTTTACATGCTCCATGAAATCTTGCTTCAACTGTTGCAATTCTTCCTTTTCTAAAATCCACATACTAGTTGAAATTTCATTTCCAAGACTTTGCCCAAATACTTCAGAAGAATAGATAAAATCTAATTCTTCTTGAGATAAGGTCCTTTCTAATTTATTTTTATAAACTACTGTAGGGAATAATGGATAAATTTCAGAAGGTCTCATATATTTTGATCAACTGTTGCAATAATTTTATTTAGGCTAGCTTCGGTTAACGATATCAATTTTTCATTATTAGTATCTGCTATTTCGCTTGAACACATACGTATAGGTGCATACATACGTTTGCCTTCTCCTAAATCTATGATATTGAGATTTTTGTAATTTGGATATGAAACATTTTCTTTAAAAGTTCCACCTAGCACTACTGTAGCTTTTTTACCTAAAGAAACTGCAAAATGCTGTCCTACACTATCACACCCTAAGAAATAATCAGCGGCATTAATAACACCCATCCATCGGCGCAATGACATATTAGTTAGCTGAGGAACTACTTCTTTTATTCCAAATATTTTAAAGTCAATTTGATTTTCAGACATGACAATTACTGTATATTTTCGTTGCAAACGTCTAATAATTTGCACAGCATCGGCCATTGAAAACGATCGACCTTGGGGATCGTTATTTATAGAACCAGGAGTCATTGTTGATCCTCTGCCAAATGGTTGAAACACAATTGCTTTTTTGTTTTGAAAATCTTTTTTAATTGTTTTTACAGTCTCTAATCCGCCTTGTGTTTCTTCGTTACTCAGCACAAGTGTAGGCACTGGTAAATCTCTTACGCCTTTTTTATTAAGTAATAAATCAAAAGATTGACTAATAGATGCTTGCTGATTAAAATACTCCCATACATGGTAACATTCCGGAAAATAAACATTCATATTTTTAAGTTTATCTTCATACAAATGTCTATGATGGTGATCATAACATCTTTTATATAAAGTAGGATGACCTTTAAATAATTCAATAAAATATTCAACTACAATTATAAAGTCATCTTCTGGATGTTCTTTTTCATATAGCTCTAAAGCTGGAATAGCACATAACACTCTTCCTGCTCCGCCATTGATTAAAAATGCTGTATTTCTTTTCATGTTTTTCTCTTTATAATTTTAGATGTGTTAAATTTTCGTTTAATCCTAATGTGCCTCTAACAAACGTGTTAAATGCTAAACTAATTCTTTCATACGGTTCTGGATTTGGTTTTACACTATGCAATGTCTGTGAGGGAAATAGTATTAAATCATTAGTAGCTACTTCTAGATCCCATGAAGGAGAATTCATTATGTTAAACGCATTTGTAGTAAGCCCAATAGCTGGTCGTTGTCCACTATGAAATGTTATAAAATCGTTCTTCCCAGCATTTAGATAAAAAGATCCACTAACAATACTGTTTAAATGATAGTGCTCATGATGACCAGTTCCTGTCGGATTAACATTAAACCATGATTGTGTAATGTAAAATTCATTTTGCCATTCCATTGAATCAGTGTATTCTTTTATAGAGGCTTCTATAAACTTTCTTAATTTTAAAAATATTGGATCATTTAGTGCGTAGTTGTTTAAACTGGTATAGTTATTCCCCTTGTTAACTCTAGTTTCAGAGCTTTTACAAAATTTAATAAGGTCTTCAAATGGCGGACCGTCGTGATGAGTTTTAAAAACCGGAGTAGAAAATAAGGGATAAATTTCACTCATATCATGACCTTTTTAGTTAATCTTAGTTGGCTTGTTACTTTTTCTGCGCCTAGCACTCCTTCTAAGAATACATTAAATGCAAGGCTAAATCTAGTTTCATTAGTTTTGTTTTCTCCTACACTGTGTAATAGAGTTGACGGAAATAAAACAATCATATTATCGTTTAATGGCAAATCGTATTTTTGACTGTTCCACATGTTAAAATTTAATGTCGGAGGGGCAAGAGTTAACTGTTTTCCACTGCCAAACGTTAGAAAATCCGGTCTTAATGGTTTAAGATAAAATACACCGCTGATAAAACTATTAGCATGATAATGCTCGTGATGGGCAGTATTAGGAGGATTTTTGTTTATCCAAGACTGTATAATGTAAAAGTTAGCTTTCCATTCCATTATATTTTTTGTATATTCATCTATGGCAGATTCTATCATAGATCTTATCTCGGAAAACATAGTATGAGATAAAATATCTGTATTTACACTGGTAAAATTTCCTCCGCCATTTGGTCCGTAGTCTAATGTTTTACAAAAATCAATAACGTTGTCGAATCTAGGTCGTGTTGATTCTACAGTAAAAACTGCCTGCGGAAATAACGGATACATTTTATTCATTATGAATGTTATCTTTTAAATATTGATAGATAGTAGGAGATCGATCTGCAACTGCTTGCCATTTTTGTTGCAAAAATTTTCTTCTAAAAACAAATTCGTCACATCTAAGCTTCGCATCGATGCCCCTATGATTTTCTGCAAACAATAATTGATGACGATGTAGCATAAAATAATGCATACCAGTTGCAATACAATGTATACCTCCGCCACCCTCGTGTGCAAATTTAAACATTTTTCTCTCTGCTAAGTCATTAAATCCTATATGGGTGGTTGGAATTCTATGAACCATATCATTGCTATAAGTTTTACTAGTAGCGGCTCTCCAATAGGGAGTGTCGTCTCTTACACTTAATGCATAATGTAGCCCTACAAATTCAGCAAAGTTAGTAAACATACCTTTACAAGCACTACTATAAACATCTTTATCCCATTGACTAATGTATTCACGTTCAAGTGTATTAACTAAAGATGTTAAAAACTCGTGGACTGTAAACAACCCATTGCTTTCTAGTGGTTCAATAAATCCTGCGCTTAGACCGATTGCAACGACATTTTTAACCCAAGTGCGTTCATGAATTCCTACACGCATTTTAATATTTCTATATGAGTATGAATCTACTTCTTCCCGTGTTCTAGGAACAGTCATTTTGTCACTCATTAAGTGTTGTTTAAATTCTTCTAATGCATCATCATCGCTGATAAATTGATCGCTATAGACATATCCAGTTCCTAGTCGGCTCCACAAAGGAATATTCCAGACCCATCCGTTACCTATAGCTGTGCAATTAGTATAACCTTCTAATTCTTTTTCTTTTTCTTTATATTCTACTTGAGTAGCCCATGCTTTATTATTCGGCAATACATCATTCCAAGAAATAAAAGGCTCTTTTAGAGTTTCAGATAACAGCAGACTTTTCCAACCAGTGCAATCAATGAATAAATCAGCAGTAACAATGTCACCGTTATCTAGTTCTAAATGCTCGATTCCATTTTCATTAGTAGGAATGTTAACAACTGTTTGTCTTATATTTTTTACACCTTTAGGCAAACAAAAATTATTCTTTAACCATTGTCCAAATAGTGCAGAATCAAAGTGATACGCAACACTTAGATCAGATCTAAAACCGTCTAAATCCCCGTTATGATTCTTAGTATACTTGTTGTTTTCGACTAATGGCATAATTGGGTAGTAGGTTCTAGCATAGTCTTCTACCGGAGTATCAGGATAGATTATCTTTTTAGCTTGCCATTCGAGTAATTCTTCTGGAGCGTCGGCAAACACAGGAACACCAAACGGATAATGAAAAGCGCCAGCATCTTTTTTATAAAAATCTGTAAATTTAATACTCATTTTATATGAAGCGTTAGTATACTTCATAAAATCGTTTTCATCAATGCCTAAAGCATGTGTCCAATTTCTAATTTGTCCTAAGGTGCTTTCCCCTACTCCTACAATAGGAATATCGGGACTTTCTACTACTACTATTTCTTTATTTGGAAAAAATTTAATAAGGTGCGCGGCTGTCATCCAGCCTGCAGATCCGCCACCTACGATGACAATTTTTTCAATTTTTGTTGGCATACAATTCCCTCAGTTAACTAGTATAACTTAATTATCATCGTTTTGTCAACCAAGAATATTTCTTGATAATAGATCAATTGATATATAATTGACTACTTGAGACATATAATGATAGAAGAAACAATTGTAGATTTTATTGATCCTCCAAATTTTGGAGTGCTATCTTGCCATATTCCAAAATCCATATCAGTGCCACTTTATAGCTACATTGACAAAATACAAAATGAAAATTTTAAAAATTCTATACCTAATAACAAAAATTTATTAGGGCATATGGAAAAAGAATATAAGATGGACGATATGATAAATTTCTTAGAGCCATTTATGCTACAGATGGGAAATTTATACGAGGAAAAATATCAGTATTTTCAAACATTTGGCAGTCATGTTGGACCTTCTACGCTAATACTATCTGAACTATGGGTTAATTTTCAAAAGAAGTATGAATTTAATCCTCCGCATCTACATACTGGCGTATTAAGTTTTGTAATTTGGATGAAAATTCCTTATAATTTAAAAGACGAAGATGCAATATTTCCAACAGTAAACAGTGGAGGCCCAAGAACTTCTAAATTTACATTTCACTATGTTAACATATTAGGTCAATTTTGTAGTCAAATATTACCAGTAGACAGTAGCTGGGAAGGCAGACTAGCTATGTTTCCGTCAACTCTTGCACATAGTGTTAACCCATTTTACACTTCTGATGATTATAGAATTTCTATTTCTGGAAATTTAAGATTTGTAAACGGAGATTAACTTGTTCTTTTTTAAACGTAAAAAAATTACACTAGACTGTTTTACAGATCGACCAGATGTTTGTAAATATACACCTATAGAGTTTGCTAATAAACACTATCCAGAATGGTGGAAAAAGTTACCTAAAACTTATAACACTCAAAATCCTAACTTAAACAACACATTAGGCGAACAACCCACAATGAAAGGTTGTCCGGGGCTTATTGACAATTTTCAATATGGTGTTGTATTACCTTTATGGTCTGATATTGCTATACACATTACACATAGAGAATGCAATTGGCAATTTTCAGACCATATCACACCTGCTCAAAGTCATGATCCTAATCAATGGGCGGGATTTTTACCTTTAGAAAGAGGGCAGTTTCATATCAAATTAGAAAGTCCTTGGTTTTTTAAAACCAAAGATGACATCCATTGGACATTTTCACAACCAACTTGGAACATGTCAACAATAAGTGATTATACAGTATTACCTGGTGTAGTAAGTTACAAATATCAAATTACTACTAATATTAATATGATTATACATCCTAAGCAGGATCATAGATTTATTATAGAAGCCGGTCAACCTATTGCACATATAACACCGTTATCTGAGAGAGAAGTAATAATTAAAAATCATTTAATTGATACAGCAGAGTTTAATAAAATGAGATTTGAATATGGCACTACTAATAAATTTGAAAAAAATCTATCTTGGCATAAAAAGATGATTGATCGAAACGAAAAATCAAAATGTCCGTTTCATTTTAACTAGTCGTAAAAAAAGGGCTGTTAAAGCCCTTTTTTTATAACTTACCTGGTCCCATATTAACAAACACATTGCTAGTTTTAGAACTAGGTGGTTCATCTAAACTAGGAGACCACTTACTAGTCATAGCAGGAGGATCAGGCCATGGAACTGCAATATGACTTTTTAAGTTAGGCAAATCTACAGTTTCGGGAATATCTCTTAGTTTTTGACGATATATTGCCCAGGCAGCTTTTTCATCTGCACTTAGTGGGCTATCGGGCATTTGTGTCCAATCACTATTAAGTAATTTAAAGAATCTCATTCCCTCGATCCATGTTCTGACTTTTTCGGCATCAGTCATTTCTCGAACATCCCATAGTTGCTCTATAGTTCCGTCGGGATTTTTTACAATCTCACCTTTAGTAGCAATTTGATACTCAGCTGGACGACAATCGTAGCAATTTATAATTTCTGCTAGATTATTTTCAGCAAGCATTTCTGGGGTAATTAACCTAGTTCCAACTATATCTTCTACATTTGATTGGATTAATGGAAGTCCAATAGGATTTCCATTTCCATCAATTTTCATATAAAGCATTAAAAATTCTCCGTTTAGTTATAAATTATGGGTTACCAGTATTGGTTCCTGGGAAGCTTCTTGTAGCTGCCGGCCATATAATACGAACAGCGCCTTTTCCACCATATCCGCCGCCGTGTGATGTGCCGCCACCACCACCACCACCACCGTAGTTTCCACCACAGTTATAG